TGGACTATTGCCAAACCCCGCAATACCTTCTTGAATGTTTTCCCCCAATAAACAACACCACGAATCGCCATCTTTAAATAATCGTGGTTTAAGATTCCTGAACATTGCCAAATCAAGGTCTATCTGTATGCTTGTTTGCATTTCGTGATATAATCTTTCCTGATAATAGTCTTTCAGTTCCATCTTAATCGCCCCATTCGATTGACACACATCCAAACCCAAAGCCTACAACTATGGCTTTCAAATTCACCTTATCTCTTTTCTCTGTCATATTAAGCCACCGAAAAGACAACTCAAAAAAGTAAATGGGGTTCCATACTTGGAAATCACCAGTTATCTTTCCGACTTTCCATTCTTTAATTATAGACATCTCAATCATTCCTCCATATTGTCACTTTCATTGTTTTTTCTCCTTTTTAAAATATGTCGTCCCACTCGTCTTTCCATACTTCAGACAACCCTGTCATTGCCGCACCACGGCTTCCCATGTACCATGTCAAAGCAAGTGCGATCACGGTATCGTCATGCTCCCCTCCCGGTGCACCGTATAACACGTTACCGGATTTGGATATCTCATAAGTGAAAATGTCAAGTTCTTTCAATAATTGTCTGATTACGGGATGTTTTTCAGGGTCGGGTAACTTGATCCTTTTGTTCTCCAGGCCCTGGGCAAGGGAGACTATGATATTGTTCTTCGCCGCATTGGTGGACATCTTATAAGGTTGGGCGTTAACCCCGGCCTCGATAAGGTAATCAAACACTGCATCCCCTACCCCGGTCGCATCAACAAGTAACGGAGCATTGTTCCATGATTTCTGGATAGCCTTGATCTTTTGCGGGGAGGTGACCCAGTCTATCAGTCGCCATCTGTCCCCCCACACAATGTTACCGTCATAGTCCATGATCCAAATTACGGTATAATCCTCATGCTTGCCGAGGTCACCGCCCATGACATAACTGTTTGCTCGGGTCAGGTTCGGTTCGCCACTCGGATGCACCTATGATTTCGCCGGGTACGCGTAACGCTTTGCCCACATCGTCAAGGAACATTGCCTCGATTTCCTGGTCGACCATCTGCTCGTTCATGTCCTCTTTCAACTTGTCCATATCAGAATCTTGAAGGAATGGGTTGTCGTAAGTGGGTATGCCTCGGTCAGGGTTACGATGCCCGCACGCCCACCAGTCCTTTTCGTTATCGTCCATTCCACGTTTCCAGAACTTGTAAAACAGGTTGTTCTTCCCCGCCGGGGTGGATATGAATATACACCATGCCCGGGTATCGAGAAGGGACGGTCGCATTATCTGCCACGCTTCTTCTTTGACATACCTGAACTCGTCAAATATCACACCCGCTGGCCCGTAGCCTCTCAGAGAGTTTCCTGAAAGACACACTTTGTCATTTCTTCTAACCCAAAAGCAATGGTTTTCTACTTCAAGGCAATATATGTTTCCAGAATATTCATTTTCAACACTAACGAAGTTCTCTTTACCGCTTTTAAAATAAGAATATTTATTCTTATAAATAACAACTTCATATATATTGCTCGGCCATATATAACGACCTTTTAGATAACCACCTTTATTGTGTTTTAATCTTATAGTTGCAGTCCTACCCATTTTAATTGCTATCTCTTGAACGTCATCAGCAAGTTTTTTAGATACTGTTGAATAGTAGTCTACACCCTTATGTGTGTAACCATCTCCCTTCATCATCCATTCTAATAGTATCTCCAACTGTTCCTTTGGCAAATCCTTGTATTCGTCAGGGATATATTTAGTGTATTTATTACCTAATTTAAAATATTTTGTATGCAGTTCTTTGTTGATAACAGTCAATCCTATCTTACATTCATGGGGGTTGTAACCCTTTCTTAATAGGATTTTCTTAAAATCTTCTCTAACATTTCCTTTGTTACCATTTTCCCCTTTTATTCCGGGGATTTGACAGAATTTAACATCATACTTATGTTTATTATTTCTATCCTCCCCACAACAACCATAAGTCGAACCTCCAGCAAGGAAGATCCCCAACATAGCGCAATCATCATCATCAATATTATAGGATTTTGTGGGCCTATATACCCCATTATGTGGTATTCTACAATTCATTATGCTTGGGTCGCTGATTTCTTTAAAAACTTCTTTACCATATCTGTTATCAACAAGGAATTTGTGGTTCGGTGTAACCAATAAGTCCATTTTCTTATTTTTATATCTAAACATTGGACCTTCATAATATTGTTTAATGTATCTTTTGGGTTTTTTCCATTCATACTCTCCGTTGTCATTTCTTGTGATTACTTCGTCAAACTCATTCATATTTTCAAACAATACCCATCCTCTTTTGGTCAAGACTTCCGTTTGGTCATCATAACAATCCGGGTTATCAGCCGATTTCCAGACCACATACGACCCGTTCTTTAACTCGATCTCTCGCTTGTCATACCTGATCTTGTGAACCATCTTGGACCAGTTTTGGCGGAGTAACTGCATTGCATATTTCCATGTCATGTCCCCCTGGGACCATTGGGGGATGACTATCATATAATCTCCTTTATTCTCCCACGCCCGTTTTATAAGGGTTTTTGCCGCCCACCATGTCTTACCACCTCTCCGGCCCACGACAGGGACAAGAAACCTTGCACCGGACTGGGTCGCTTCAATCTGCCAACCATACTCAGGGAACAGTTCATCAAAGTCTATTCGGTCAGTCCTGACCATCTCCCGGGCAATGTCTTCAAGTCCCATAACAGGTTACTCCCATACATTTGTTATATCGATTTCTGTCCTCTCTATCTTATAAACCTTTATCAAAGTGTATTCCATGTCACATTTCTTCGCCTTTTCGTGATTATCTTTGACCTTTGCAAAGATCTTGTCAATCGAATCCACCGTGTCCCTGCTCGGGATGATGGACCGGGGTGTCATGAACTGTCCTATTATTTCGTATTGTTTCATCGTTTAATCCCCTATTATTCTTTTCTCCTGTTCTTCTTCAAGTTTTGAAAAGGGCACATCCTCATCATCCAACATAGTATGACATATAGTACAATACTTGCGATCGGAACCATCGGCCATCTTGATATACACCCAACAATGACCGTATTCTTCCGGCCTCACACACACACCGTCCATCATTATTATCACACTCGTTTCTTTCCCAAACAAGAATCTTTCTCACACAAACAAGAACCATACACAGGAGAACCGCAAAAGTCGCAATGACTGCCACTATAATGAGTCACACATCCACAACACGGACACCAACATATACCGCTCTTGAACATGCTTACCCCCTACTCTAACCTCTCCTCCATACCTTCTATCATCATTACCTCATCTAACAATATATCCCATATAGTTACCCAATTACTCATTCCAACCACTCCCGGACCTTCTCTACCGCTTTCAACATAGCAGGCTTGGACCACGAATTGGAACTGACATAACTATCAACCCAACGCTCAAAGTCCTCCACATAAGACTCCAATACCTTGCCATTACTCGACACAGATCCACGAGAAGATTTCAACGCCTTTAACTCCGCTCGTAACCGCTTGACCTCTGCATCATCTGTCAAGGGTGCACAAGAACCTTCTACACCCAAACGCATGATTATATCACTATAAGTGTCGCCTAACCTACCACACGATCTTAAACGCTCCACCGCATCAGGATGTAACTTCACCGTCACCGTTCCGTCTTTTGCTACCATATCATACCACTTACTAACGTATAGTAATGGTTAGTATTTATTAGTATCGTTTAGTAATGGTTACTAATGATTACTAAAATCTGTTAGTATTCATTACTAATGATTACTAATGATTACTAATGATTACTAAAGGTTACTAAAGGATTTATTAGTAATGGTTACTAATGATTACTAATGATTACTAATCCGTTTTTCCCTCCAAAATATTTTTCACCACATTGGCCTCCCCTCCCCTAACCCCTCCCGAACACGTCAGGATGGCACCCCCGGGGCAGGGGGGGGCTGCCACAGTTGAGGCGTGATCTATGGGTGATCCACACATGGCCAGCGTACTGATCAGGTAGGGTGTGGCGATCGGGGTGCCGAACGCCACAGGCGAGGGGGAGAGGTGCGGTTGGTTGTTTATTTATCATCATTTACCATCATCTATCATCTCGATCCTGTGGTATGATCGGTGTTATGGGTGTAATGGGTATTGTGGGTATTGAACATCAAGATCTTGTGGTATGATCAGTGGGATGGTGGTGTTATGGGTGATAGGTGATGCGGTGTATATGGAGTAGGATGTATTGTTATTCTCCATCTTTCCCCCTTTCTCCCCGTTCCGGGGAGGGGAAGAGAAGAGAAGAGAAGAAAAAGATAAAGTGGTATTGTACTATGATCATAGTAGAGAGGTCAGGATAGAGGTAAGGATAAGGATCGTCAAGGGTTGGAGTTTCGACCAATGCGGAATAGTTCTTATCGGGACAGGAATGATAAGGTCCATGCGGGCGAAGGTATATATGTGGCATATGTATATACTTGATATGGTGAGAAACATGAAAACCATGAAAACATACTACACGACGACGGGCTCTGTCAGGGGCTCATGTGGACACAAGCATAGAAGCATCGAGGCAGCAGAGGCATGTCTCGAGCAGGACACCGGGAGATTATCGAGGAGGAATACGAATGACTTCAGTAAAGAAAAACGGAAAAGCGGTTCTTTGGGTAAAAAAGGGAGCTTTGGTCATTGGGCCAAAAACCTTCGAATGCAAGGAAATTTTAAAGCATTGGGGAGCGGTTTGGATCTCCTCAGAAAAGGCTTGGGGATTCCAGGATGATTATTCCCGTGCGGGAAATGCCTTAGAGGAATGTTCCCAGAAATTGGGTGGGGAATATGTGGCATATCAACCAAAAGAATCCTCACCTAGGGTCACTTATTCAGATAATCTATCAACCGAATACGATAACGGGGAAGTTCTCCACCATAGCGGTGGGCAGACCTGGGTGGAATATTAAAAAGGAGGAATAAAAATATGAAAACATACTACACGACGACGGGCTCTGTCAGGGGCTCATGTGGACACAAGCATAGAAGCATCGAGGCAGCAGAGGCATGTCTCGAGCAGGAC